CTATATATGAATCATCTGTATGCCCAGCAGTAGGAGCATAAGTAACTTTACCACCAGCTAAATAACTACCACCTGTAGCTACAGTTTCAAGCACAAGGGTAGTACCATTCAATACAACTACCACAGCTTCTAAAGCTGTTGCAGATACGATAAGAAGGTTCTTAGCATTGTTTGTGGTGTTGAAACCAGCTAAACGAATTACTGTACCAACCTTAGCACCATCTGTAAGCCAAGAACCAGTTGTACGAGTAATCTTGTATGTACCAGCTAAAGTACCAGCAGCAATAGTTGTACTACCAACAGCAGCAGGAGTAATAGCTGTGTACTCATCAGCCATAGAAACAAAAGCTGTTGTTAAAGCTCCTATAGCAGTAATAACACCATAGATAGCTGTAGACAATAAAGCATAAGCAGCAATACCTTTAATCGAAGCTAGAAGTTTATTATTACTTTCAATAGCTGTAGAGAAAGGGGTTTTAAGATTATCTAAGGAAGTCTTGGTTGCTGAAAGAGCTTGTTGGTATTTATTTAGAGTAGAGGTATCAGCACCGCTAATCTCCATCTTAGCTAACTGAGTAGAAGCACCCTTACCGAAACCTTGATTGATATATTTAGATTTAGTTTGCTCTAACAAGAGCGTTTGTTGTCTTTGTTTAGCTAGACGCTTTTCAGCTTCTAACTGTTTATTTATTTGTTGTTCTGTAGCTTTAGTGCTACCTTGAATCTTCTTTTGATTTGATTCAAAATCAGCAGCAGATTTCTTTCCTTTAGAGCTAATCTGATCGACTTTACCAAGTAAAGAATCAACTTGTGCATTGGCATCTTTCAGACCATTAGCTTGAATTATAAAACCAATCTTAACTAAATCCATAGCTATTCCTCATTATGAATTACTTATTTTTATTTTTTATCTGCTGCTCTTTTGCTTCATGTTCAATTGCAATCTTATCCCACACCCTAATTAACTCTAATTCGTATGGTTCTGGAAACACTTGTTCTAAAGTAAAGAACGCTAACATTTCCTGATAACTAATTGCAAAAAAACCTCCAAAACCTCCTTGCTGCCTAGTTTGGTGTAAACGTAAGAAATACGTCCATGCAAATTGAGCAGAAATTGGAAGTATTGGAGGTTCACTATCTATTTCTTCTTGTAATAATTCTTGTTCTTTAATCAAAGCAACAGCGAAAGGACTTGCCTTCGCTGCTTCAATATGTTCACCTACAGTAGCTCCATCTTCTTGTCTCTGATTGTTTTCAAACATCCATTTGCAATATTCAACACAATCATCAAGAATATCGCTTAGATGAAATTTGCTGCGATATCCGCTTCTTCTAGCACTTGTGAACGAATCCAATCTTGTTCACGCATAATACGCTTGAAGTTTTCTTCAGTAGGTTTTACTTCTTTACCATCTTCTTCAAGACCACGCCAAGTAACTAAGCGAATAACAGCAGATTCAACTGCCATATCTTCAGCTTCTTCAAGGTTGAAATCTACTTCCTTACCTTTACGTTTAGCTTGTTGTTCTTTAACTTGAAGTTGGTTAAATACCTTCTTACTATAAGCTTTTACTTTAGGTGATTGTGTACCACGTACAGTAATATAGAAATCTGTTGGAGAGCCATCAGGGAGTTTTACTTCAAACTCATAACCTGTTTCTGCTTTCTCTGCCAAGTTTGTTTTAAATAAATCTAAAGCCATGTTTGTATTCCTCAAAATAAATCAAATATAAAATAATAAAATAGTTGTTAATAAATTAACGGTGGAAGGACTTTCACCTTCCTGTTGTTATTCTTGTGTGTACAGCTTATTATTAAGCAGCAGCACTATCTTGAATCTGAATAGTTGTAGCTTCTAAACCATTTGCACCAGAACCTTTAAGAGCTTGGAATGAGTTAGAAGAAACAATACCTTTCTCACCATCATCTTTAGTGTCAGTAGACAACTTGATACGTGGTAGAGTGAATGTCATAAAGTTAGCATTACCTAAGTTACTTTCAGTAACAGCACAGATAAGAGCTACTTCTGTTTCATTGTTAAAGTAATCAAAGAAAGTATTATCTTGATATAGAGTAGTGAAATCACCATCTACAGAGATACGACCTTCATAGATTTCTGGTTTAATGTTACTACCAACAACTGCTTCTGAAGTCATGTTACGGTTGATGTTAATATTCAAACCTGTAATCAAAGCAATTACTTTACCATCTACAATCAATGCACCATTTACAGCAGCAAAGATACCTGTGTTACCTTGTGCAGTAGGGGTAGTGAAGTAAGCAGTATCACCAGACTGTTTCAAATCTTGACCCATGAAACCAAAATCTGTAGTTACAAGACCAGTAGCAGGGAGAGCAAATGAAGCTGTGTTTACTTTGTTACCTACAGATACTTGAGATTTACCAATATCTGAGTAATATTCTTCAACTGTATATGAATCATCTGTATGTCCAGTTTCAGGAGCATAAGTAACTTTACCACCAGCTAGATAACTACCACCTGTAGCTACAGTTTCAAGAACAAGAGTAGTACCATTCAACACAACTACTACAACTTCTAAAGCTGTTGCAGATACAATAAGAAGGTTCTTAGCATTGTTAGTAGTGTTGAAACCAGCTAAACGAATTACTGTACCAACCTTAGCACCATCTGTAAGCCAAGAACCAGTTGTACGAGTAATCTTGTATGTACCAGCTACAGTACCAGCAGCAATAGTTGTACTACCAACAGCAGCAGGAGTAATAGCTGTAAAGTTACGAGCTACAGCAGAAGCGATAAAATCACTATATGCACCTGCTGATAATTCACCAGATAAACTACCTTCTACAGAACGTACACCATGACGGAAATCTTGAATCTGGTAGTCAGTACGAATTTCTTCTGATTGATATGTTTCTTTTGTTAAGTTAAAGTTAGAGCTAACTCTACGAAGTGTTTGACCACCTGTTGCTCCTGCAAGAGTACCAAACGTAGTTTCTTTTTTGTATACAATACGTTTAGCAATACCTGAAGCTGTTGCCATTAATTATTCTCCAATGGATTATTTGGGATTATTATTGTTTATTATTTAAATCTTTAGATTTAGAATTGATTAGAGTAGTATCGAATACGGATAGTAATCTCTGCTCTACTGTCATTGATGTAAACAGGAGATACTTCTGGTGTCCTATCTACTATTACTTTATCCGTTCCTTCTACTAAGGTAGTACCACGTTTAAAATAATCTTTTATCTTGTCTGCCATTAAAGATATACTACCAACACCACTTCCTTTAGGATAAGATAATACAATCTGATAGAAACCAACTTCTCTATGATAGTTATCACCGTATGTAGGGTTTTCTACAGGGAGTGGAACAAGTCTTGTTAGTTGGTATGGTTCTGATGCTTTAGGATTAAAGGTTACATTCTCAAATGCTGTTCTTGTAGCACCTAAACCATTAGGTAAGAGAAGTAAGTATTGTTCAAAAGCTTTCCTCAAATTACTTTGCATTTATATCTCTCATGGTTATTTATAACCTACTCACCTTCTCTGCTACCAAGTTGATCGCTAGCCTTATACCGTCCATCGCGCCTACGAAGTCGCACGTCACAGGTATTACCTCGTTTCTGTAATTGTGAGCTATCAATTCGATTGTTCCCGCTTCTGGGTCCGACGATTGCGGTACTCGCACTAGGCCACCATCTAGATACTCAACTATGTAGCGACCCAGGTAGTTGGGCTCATTCTGCGCCTGGTTAGCTAGTATGTATAGCGTCCTGCTTTAAACCGCCAGTATCTGACAATCGTCATCCGGCAAAGTCATCAGATACGCCAGATCGTAAGTCGCGCCCTTAATGCGTTCGCTCTTTGTTGTCCTCATCTCAAAACCCTACCACGCCGAATGATGTATTGAAGTTTGGCGCACCATCCCGCGTTAAATTTAATGCCGCACCGCTGTTTTGATAGACAAACATTTGGAGTGTCTCATCAGCGAAGCAGTAGAACGGGAACGAGCAGGACTGATGAAGCCCTGTTGTTAGTACCGGGTGAGTCCGGTGTTGTAAT